ATTTTGAATAACGGTTTCAACTCCGCTTATACCGGTGGTGATGGCGTTTCATTGTTCAGCACCTCACACCCATTGGTTAACGGTGGCACCAACGGCAACACCCCATCTACTCCTGCTGACTTGAATGAAACCGCATTGGAAAATGCTGTTATTCAAATTGCTGCTTGGACTGATGAGCGTGGTCTGTTGATCGCTGCTAAACCACGCAAGTTGGTTGTTCCTCCTGCACTCCAGTTCGTTGCAACTCGCTTGCTCGAAACTGAATTGCGCGTTGGTACAAACAACAACGACATCAACGCAATCAAGAACAATGGTTCTGTTCCAGAAGGTTACACAATTAACCACTTCTTGACCGCTACCAACGCATGGTTCTTGACCACTGATGTTCCAAATGGTTTGAAACACTTCGTTCGTACCCCACTCCAGAATTCTATGGATGGCGACTTCGATACTGGTAACGTCCGTTACAAGTCTCGTGAGCGTTATTCCTTTGGTTATTCTGATCCATTGGGTGTATACGGTTCTTACTAATCTAGTAAGCTCCAATAAGAACCCCGCTCAAAAGGCGGGGTTTTTTATTCGAAGTAATTTTTTAAATTATTGTCTAAACAGACTTTAGAAAACTCATTTTTGAGTATTTGAAATCCATCAAGATTGAGGTGGACATTATCGCAATAGAATTGTGTTTTAGTTTCTAATTTAGTATTAATTAAATAATTAACAATCGAAATTAAGTAAACACCTTCTCTAGCATATAGCTTTATGTAGGTGTCAAAATAAATAGATGCTCTATTTCTAGTAATTGGCTCTCCTACATGGTTTTCTGCATTTGGTCCAGAAGCTACTACTCCGCTAATAAAAATTGGGATGTTATATCCTTTTAAAAAATAGCAAAATTCAAGCACCCTTTTTGCCACTAATTCTGTTGACGCCCTCAAACCAATATTTGCCCTTCTTTTACAAATTTGATTGCGTATATCAATTTCACCAAAAGATAAACAAACTGCAGACGGCTTTTCTTTTTCTATTATTTCAATAACTGCTTTACCCCATTTACCAATGCCGTCTTCAGATATTAGATTATATGCAAGGGGGGCGCCAATATGATGTATTTTTATTTGTGTAAATAGGGAATTACCATCAAATTCGTTAAATGTTTTACCTGACCAAATTCTACTGTGAGAATCCCCTATTACATGAAGCATTACTTAATCCAAAAAATTTGATATTTGTCAAAAACTGGCTTAATTCCTAGTTTTTCAAAGTACTCTAAAACTAACCAACCCTTGCCAACTCTTGTTTCTCCTATCTTCCAGTTATCGTCAACGCCAACAAGAGCGCCTTTTTTTATGCTATCCCAAATTGCCTCTAATTCTTTAAGATGATGAGTAGCACTTTCAACCTGTAATTCAGGGGTCCAATCAAAACTATCTAGGTACAAAAAGTCAATCTGTTTATTTTCTGTCTTTAGTTTGCCATTTAAGTCTTGTAAATAAGAAACGCTGTCATGCTCTATAACTGCAGTTCTAGGACAAATCATTTGTTTTTTGCAATTTTCAACGCTGTGTGATGATAAATCAATAGTGATGAATTCTCCTCCATATTCATTAATATACTTATCAAACAATAAGCTGCTTTGCCCATCGCCAGCGTAGTTATTTTCTATACGAGCGCACCCGGTTTCCACAATGAAAGGATCTTTAATATCTTTAAGATAGTTAAATACAAAATCAAATCCAGTGGCACGTTTATCCAGCATTGGTCTTACATCTTCATAAAACTTCATTCAAAAACTCCTTTGTCATTGTCATGCCACGCTCAAACTGAGCATCAACATCTTTATATCTGAATACCTTCATTACGCCGTCTTTGATATATGGTTCAATAAAGTTTTGATCCCTTGGCTCATCTCGATAGTCTCCGAGCCATACGAAGGTAGGGATGCGGTTCATAGAACTCATAGTCTTAATCCCGCTATCACTGCCAATGACTGCAGCGCATTGACCAACATAGGCTAGGCTTTTTGCTGGTTTAGGATCGCATACAAACTTTAATGTTTCAGATTGCCGAATACCCATGCCCTTTAATTCTTCCTCTAATCCAAATACCATAAGGTTGTAATCTTTAGACTTAAGTTCTTTGATTACGCGCGCAGGTATAGATTTAAGAATCATTCCAAACTTCTTTTGGGTATCAATAGAAAAAGAACTACCATTTACATGGACGCCTACTACGGGTTTACCATTAGTAAACAAAGGTTTTTCGTAGTTAAAAGGAAATATGTCAAAGTATTGCGTTCTTGGACAGAGAACATATTGCTCTGTTCTAGGTAGAGCATTAAGAACTTGATTTTGTTCATCCAGCGTTTTAAATATAAACAAAGCTTCAGGCTCTATCCCAACCGTATCCCAAAAATCTTTAGCGCCTTTTAAATGGGTTACACAGCAATAACGAATGTTGTTTTTTTTATTTGCATCAATAAATGGCAGACATTGTAGAAAGTCTCCAACTCCACCTTGCAATAAAACTATTTGGCCCATTTAATTAAATCCTCTTTAATGTTTTGAACTACAGATTCCCAATCGCCCAATTTGGGCTGGCGGTAAAGCTTAATTGTGGGATACCAAGGGCTATCGGTTCTATCCATAAACCAACGCCAGCAGGTATCAAATCGGTTCATCATCCACACTTCTTTACCCATTGCGGCGGCAACGTGGCAAGTAGAGGTATCCACGCAAATAACCAAATCTAGGTTAGCAATATAAGCTGAGGTATCAGCAAAATCTTTAAAATGGGCAGTATCATTAATCATGTTTTTCCAGCCTAGACAATCTTCTAGTTCTTTTTCTGGACCCTCGCCTTTTTGCAAAGAATAGAAATTAACATCTGCTTCTTTTAAGGGTAACAACTTTTCTAAAGAGATATTTCTACGTTCATTGACAGCCCAAACTTCGGGCTGATCTGGTCTAAAACCTCCAGACCAAACTAAACCAACATTCTTTTTTCCATTTGCCAATATCATTGGGGAAAAGTATTCAACCAAAGCGGGATCAGGTTTCAAATAAATACCATAAGGTATGTTGTCCATGCGTGTTTTAAACGCACGAGGAAGGCTCATAACCGATATATGATAGTCAAATGGGGGTATGGCATCACCTGAAGAAATAATGTGATCTGCGCCTTCTAAACTACTCAAGATCCGAACCAATGGTTTGTCTGTGCCAATAATGACTTTTGCCCCAGCTTCTTTGGCTAATTTGGCATATCGACAAAATTGAAGCATATCGCCAAAACCTTGTTCGCTGTGAATAAATAAAGTCTTGCCGTTTAAACTTTGTGTTCCATCAAACAATATGCCGGGTATATTTTTGCGGGGATAGGTCTTACGATTCCAGCGCCATTCGTGTTCTTCCCAAGCTGTTTCATATTCACCACGCAAAAGAAGACATAAAGACCTGTTAAAACGGGCATCTGCAAGGTTAGGATCAATCGCTACAGCTCGGTTATAGTCCTCAATAGCCTCATCAGGACGACCTAAATTTTGATAAACCAGTCCTCGATTATTGTAAAAAGCCTCAACACCCTTGGGGTTTTGAGCAATACCCGCTTGATAACAAGCTAAAGTTTCCTCCATTCTATGGAGTTTTTGCAGTGCAATACCCTTGTTATTGTAGGCTTCTGGAAAATTTGGCTTATATTTCAAAGCTATATCGTATTGCTCAATTTCTTCTTCAGTTTTATGTAAAGAACCTAAAACAATACCCTTATTGTAGTAAGCCTCAGCATAAGTTGGGGCTATGGATATGGCTTTTTCAAAATCGTCCAATGCCAATTCTGGCTGTTTTATCGCCGCAAACACGTTTCCTCGATTGTTCAATGCAACTGGATTGTCTGGCAAACGCTCAATTGACATATTAAAATATCGTAGCGCAGCAATGTAATTTTTGATGCCACCCAAAATACAGCCAATTAAATGGTATGGATCAGGGTTTTCTGGCTGTTGTGAAATGATGCTTTCACAAAACATGATGGCTTGTTCATTTTGCCCGCTTTCCAAAGCTTTTTGGGCAGCCATTAGTTTAGAGGCGTTTTGGGGTGTAAGGGGAATAAATTTGGGTTTGTTAATAGACTTCTTAATTTTCTTTTTCATCACAAAAGTTTACACCAAAACTTGATATAAAAGTTTAGATAGTGTATAAATACAACATCTGGGT